GGACGAGGTTCTCAAGCTCCACGCGCTCTGTATGGTGTGTAATGACGGTACCCTCGCCCCGTTCACTCGCAGGTTCTGCGAAGACACGACGACTCAGGAACTCGTGGGGGATCACGACATGTACAAGGCGGTCTGCCGAGCGTGCCTACACAAATAAATGTTTTTTGGGTTCACACGTCCAAGTGCGTTACACGAATCCAAAATGAACATATTCTTCTTGTCTTTGGATCCAGAGGAGTGTGCGACACTGTATTGCGATCAACATGTCGTCAAGATTCTTCTCGAAATTGTTCAAATGTTGTATACGGCTTGGCACTTTTCTGGCGAACCAGGTTGGAATTCTCACGCCCCATATAACAAAGACAAGACTCGACGAGGGTACAGACCGGCTCATCCAAATCACCCTATGTGTCTCTGGGTACGGAGTTCGGAAGAGGCCTACAACCTTGCCACAGATGTGGGTTTAGCCCTCGCGATTGAGTACACCAAACGGTTCAAAAAAGTTCACGCGTGTTCGAAACACATTCTATGGCTCAAAACGAATCAACCACCCTCATTTGGATCCATACAATCGGCGAAAGCATATTATTCTGTCCAGGCCATCCCAGAGTGCATGCCAGAAGAGCACTGGAACCCTGACATTACCGAGGCTTACAAATCATACTACAAGACGAAAACATTTGCCAGGTTTTTTTCAAAGCGTACTATATAAATGAACTTCACATCAATTTTGTTGTTGGTATTCGCAATCTTGTCGATTGCCTCGAACGTTATTGGGTACATAGCATTACCGAAGGATGACGCTAGTAAAAGTAGAAGACAGTTTGTTATATTCATGATTTCTCTCTCGTGTTTGTTGACTGTCGGATCAATCGCCATGATGTTCATGGGTGGCGGGTCTTCTGGTGGCGGGGGTGGTGCGGCAAACGCAAAACCAGCAAATGGCGCCAGCACAGCCGCAAACATCATAGAAAGTATTGCCGAGAAACCATGATAAAATCTCAACATACCACAATACAATGAAAGTCAAATTGATAAAAAGTCCCAACCCGGTGAAGAAATGGCGCGTTCTTTTTGAAGACGGTAAGCACGTTGACTTTGGTCAAAAAGGAGCCTCGGATTTTACAAAACACAAGAACCCCGCGAGGATGCGGTTGTATCTACAAAGACATGGGAGAATGGGTGAAACGTGGACGCGCTCTGGTATACAGTCTGCGGGATTCTGGTCTAGGTGGCTTTTATGGTCAAAGCCAACTTTACCAGGAGCTAAAAGTCTCATTCACTCCAAGTTTGGAATAAATTTTGTGCGTACAGTATAAATGAAGTCTAAAATGAGCAAGCTGTTTATATTTTTAATTGTCGCGCTCGTATTGTCCATCTTGATGAATGTCAGATTTTCTGGATACGATAATCAATGTGACGCGTCCAAAACATACGAGTCTGGATACAGATGTTATTCGGACGATGAACAAACGTTTAGCATTGGCGTGAAGAAGTGTGAAAATTGTAAAACCAAGTGGTTACAGCCTAAATAACACCAGCACCTTTGAGAATTAAAATTAACAAAACAAATCCCCCAATTACTATAGCAGCTATGGCACCTGGGCTAAGAGCTTCACTCGCAGAAGGGGATGGGGATGGGGACTGTGAAACGGAAACGCCTGGTGGAGATGATGATCCAGGTGGTGGTGAACTGGCCGATGGAGCCGATGGAGGAGTAGTAACCGAAGGTGGTGGAGGTACAGCTAGAGATGTTGTACTAGAAGTTTGTAACTGTATGTTACAGTCGCTACCAACTCTCCCAAGATTCTGAGTAGTTGTATTAGTCGTCTCTAGAGCCTGAATACAGAGAGCCATGTTAGTAGGACACGTGGAGGTGCTCTTTAACGCGTTACCAGTTACGCACGCATTTGACCAACATTGGGGATTCGGTATACCAGCGTCACCGTTTGGCAATTTGCTAATGAAAGCCCTGTACTCGGGAGACTTGGCGTAGTTTATACACTCGCATTCAGGTTTCGAGGCGTTTTCAGTTTTGGCACAATACGCGCCAGCAGCTGCATGACAGGTTCCGATAAAAGTGCCCTCACTGGCAATTTGATTCTGGCAAAAGTCTCTACACGAAGGTTTCGTGACATTTTCAGGTTGAGAACACATTTGGTTAATTTCAGTAATTTTACTGATTTGAAACTTGGCGTAGCAATTTGCGTCGTCTATCAGTCGAGTACCTGAGCTACAGTATGCACCCATATACGTATCGCAGTTTGCCGTGTCTTCTTTACACCACATTTTTCCGCATTGTAGAACGCTTATTTTACCGTTCGTACAACACGCGTATTTATTGTTCTCGAGTGGTCTTTTCACTGTACAACGCCCACTGCTCCCGCTACTACAGTGAGCTTTATCCCAGCCGTTCGCTTCAAAGTTAGTGTCACCCCATACTCCTTTGGCTGCTAATGCAGGGTAATACCTCTCGAGATCTTCTCCCCAAGCTGTACAGCGAGCTGGAAGCTCTGTATCGAGTCGAGAATTACACCACGTTGAAAAAGTGTCTCCAATTCCAAAAAGTCGCCAATCTTCATGCTGTTTTGTTGGGCGCCACCATTCGTTTACATCGGGCCTGTTACAAGCCATTTATACTGTACACTAATAAAAAAATAAAGCCCTACATTTCAAAACAAATGAACCTACAGGTTTTAGCGTTGCAAGCGCATGTCCGATCTGGTGCGGAATACACGAATGAACCCATAGTCGACAACGTACTGTATGACGTCAAGATTCTGGCTAGCGAGACGGATGAAAAAATTTCTCAACTCTCTAGGCGGATACACAATTACAGGGGCCACCTGCGTAAACTGTCACACATCAGAGTTCGAGAATCCCACAGATACGAGGACGTCGCGGATGAAATTTCACACGTATTGTTTGACGTGATCGATTACAGTCGAATCACAACTCGCCAGCAGATTGAGTGGAAGGAGTATTTTCATGGACTGTATGAAATGGTCATAGTTCCATATCATGAAGACCACACGTATAGAATTCAGATGATTCATGAGATTTATAAATACTTTGACATTTTGAAAGAACCACCGCGTCTCGAACCGACCGACCCGTTGTACGTGGACGTGAGTCACTGTAGGGACCTTTTTGAGCGCCTCAAGCGAGAGCACCACAGCATGAAAATTCCCAATTTCGTTAAAAAATTAAAAAAACTTGTGGACCTTCAGATTGAGAAGAGGTGTCGACTCGTGAAGATGAATGAAGACTTTAGGCGTCTCCAACACTTGAGACGAGACTGTACTGAGATGTTAGAGTGGAGTGGGGTCGTTACGCAGCTTTAGGAGCCGCCGCACTAACCACAGTCGCGGCAGCTTGTTTTCTAGCCATCATCATTTTAAAAACGACAAAACCAACTACCAGTAGTACTATGACTATCATAACACCACCAAACTTCCCTCCGCCGAATATACTATTTATGGCGCTCCCTATACCCTTCCACACACTCGCTATACCTTCTCCCAAACTCTGAAACACACCTACATTCTTAGCGGAGCTTGTGGCAGTACTGGTCGCTGTGAGGGAGCTGAGAACCGTATCATCCAGGATTGCGGCCGTAACTGAATTCGCAACCTGCTGAGCAACAGCCTTAATAGCCATATCCTGCGATATTTCACACGATTTTTTCATGTCACAATACTTCAAATAATATTCTGGTGGATCTCTCTTTAGAATATCGACGTACAAACTGAGACCACATGGATCTATCATGACGTTCGAGACGTCCAATTGTTGTTGCGAATTCATGTTATTTATAACTTCATTTAATGTATCTTTTGTAATCTCTCTCCTGGTTATATTCATAACCATATTCCTGATGTCTTGAGAACTGTATGATTCAGACGAACCAGGTGCTCCGAATTGCTGCTCGGAGGTTGACGCGGTGTTGGCTTTTGCGTCGAGCGCGGTTTGAATTTCTTGTTGTAGCTGTACAATATCTTCGTCTTTGACTTGTTGTATTGCAATCGCTGTTATACTACCTGATTGTGTTATATTTAGTGTACACCCGTACGCTTTTATGTTAGACACATTCATATTCTGTATGTTTGTCACCTTGTTTTCAACCCTATTCGTGCGCTTCGATAAAAATTTAAATGTGTTTTCATTGATAGTTTCGTTGACTTGTTTTACAATGACAGTCGACGTAGAGTTTCCCATTATACTAGCTAGAAACATTATATTTTAGCGAGATTGTTACGTAGCACCCCACACCCTGGTGAGTATAGAATAAAATTCCCATATGAAGATAATGAGAGTTAGAGACCCGAACCTGTATGAAAAAGTTAAAAAATCCATCCACATGAAACCCTCAGCGTATCGAAGTGGCCTCATCGTACAAAAGTACAAAAAACTCGGGGGAACCTTTATAGGGCCAAAACCGCAACGAACCGGTCTCTCGAGGTGGTTTGCCGAAAACTGGAAGTCTGACACTGGAAAGTACAAGTACACGTCAAAGTCGTCCGTGTATCGACCGACGAAACGAATCACGTCGAAGACTCCGGTGACCTTTTCGGAACTCAGCGCGTCTCAGGTGCTCAGGGCGAAGCGCGAGAAAGCACGCACGGGTCACGTCAAACGGTTTAAAGTTTCGAGACGTCACATACGTAATGGAGCTTGAGGTGAGGCGTCTCTGTACTCAAGCCATCCTCCCTCGTCGCGCAACCAATGGATCAGCTGGATATGATTTGTATTGTATTGATAATCTTACTATTCCTCCGGGTGAACTTATATGTGCTTCAACTGGTATTGCAGTTAAGCTACCACTTGGCACTTATGGGCGGATCGCTTCGAGGTCTGGAATTGCCGTCAAATACAACGTCCACGTGGGTGCTGGGGTCGTAGATCCAGACTACACGGGCGAAATCAAGGTTGTCTTGTGTAACAACAGTCAAGACACTGTGCGGTTCAACGCGTTCGAGAGGATCGCGCAGCTCATTCTCGAAAAGTACGCAGTGGCTCGTGTGGTGGAGGTTACAGACCGCATCACGACGACGACGACGCGCGGTTCGGGAGGGTTCGGATCCACTGGGCTCGCATAAAGTTTTTGTACCTTACATTATAAAAATGACTCAGATTTACTGTGTGCTCGATTGCTCCGGTTCCATGTCCCCGTATGTTGAGAGGACCATTTCAGGGTTCAATGAGTTTGTTCAGTCTTCGGCGAAAGATTCTGTGTTGTCTCTTATACTTTTCAGTGATACCGTACAGGTCATCAGTGAAAATATAAAAATATCAGATGTCGAGCCTCTCACAGCATCGTCGTACAAGCCTCTCGGGTCAACCGCGCTCCTGGACGGCATCGGTCACGCCATCGAACTCGCCGAAAAGTTTGAATCGAAGAGCTGGGCCGACGACGGTACCGTGATCATTCTCATCATGACGGACGGGATGGAGAACTCCAGCAAAAAGTACACAAAGACTCAAATCAACAAGCTCATCACGAAGAAGAAGCTTCTTGATTGGAATTTCATATTCATGGGTGCGAACCAAGACGCCATCCGCACAGCTTCAGAGTTTAATATTCATGAGGATTCGTCTTTGACGTTCGATACGAACAACGTGAAGGATGCGTTCCGAAGCGCCTCGCACGCCATAGACAGGTCCCAAAACGGCGGGGACTTGCGGTTTACCCCTGTCGAGCGCAACAGGTCGTGTCCGTCCACCTAATTACTGAACGCGAGGCCAGCCATACCTTTTTTGATCCTGAGAATGTTGAAATTGACGGCGTGTAGGTAGTTGAGAGTTCCGCCAGTCACAGTCATGGTGAGAGTGGCCGTGTCGAGGCGGCTGAAGTTGCACGTCCCGCATGGCTGATGTTTGTTCGCCTTGAGCGCGAACGAAAGCATCTTTAAGCTCGAGTTCGAGTACCGAAGAGGGTCCGAGCTGAACTCTGTGAAGTAGTACCCCTGAACCTGCGTGAAAAACTTGTCTGGCATGGGAGTGACGAACGTCTCCGTGCCGTTGAGGTACAGCTGAACGTTGTCAGTCTTGAGACCATTCGCTGACGCTA